ACGATTGTTTGCGGTTTTTTGTGTTAGGCAGGTCGAACACCTACTAGCCGATCAGCGTTCGAGGGACGTGATTCTCGTAGCTGAAAGATTCGCTAACGGCGAAGCGACGACAGCGGAGTTGGCTGCGGCTAGGGCTGCGGCTTGGGCTGCGGCTTGGGCTGCGGCTGATGCGGCTAGGGCTGCGTCTCAGGCTGCGGCTTGGGCGGCTGTTGCGGCTAATGCGGCTGTTGCGGCTAATGCGGCTGTTGCGGCTTGGGATGCGGCTGTTGCGGCTAGGGATGCGTCTCAGGCTGCGGCTTGGGCGGCTGTTGCGGCTAATGCGGCTGTTGCGGCTAATGCGGCTGTTGCGGCTAATGCGGCTGTTGCGGCTTGGGATGCGGCTGTTGCGGCTAGGGATGCGGCTGTTGCGGCTTGGGATGCGGCTTGGGCGGCTAATGCGGTTAGGGATGCTCAGGCTGATTGGTTGCGCAAGCATGCTAGACCTAATTTCGAGGAGGTGACAGAATGATCGAATCATCAGAACGAAGGGCTTTCGATGATTGGTTGGGCTTAATTGTGATCGCATCCGTAATCCTTGGGTTCGTCTATTGGATTCATTTGGAAAACCAGGCCTATCGTGAGTCGCAACGGATACCGCTTGAGCAACAGGTGGAAACGTACAAGCCCAAGCTGTATACCGTGATTACGCGCGAAGCGACCTACGAAAACTTAAAGCGTGCTGGATCAGGTGAGCACGAAACACCTGATGGCAAAAGGATTAGCTTCCATGAACCCTACACGGAGATAGAACAATGAAAGCTCACGAAATACCAGACGAATTTTACTGGACTTGCATCGTGATTATTTGCGTCCTGTTTGTGTTCGTTTATCCCTTTTACGTCGAGTCGCAAAAAATCCCTCCAGAATCGATCGATCAGCAACTCGAATCCATCGACGGCATGACCTTTGAAGGGCCAAGGGCTTCGGAGTGGGTTTGCGTTCGCAATGAGTTTGTCAGGCGACATCCAAGGTGCGAAGCCTGCGGTGGAGCGTACAACCTGAACGTGCACCATATCAAGCCGTTCCATTTGTATCCTGAGTTGGAGCTCGATGAGGGCAACCTAATTACCCTGTGCCGTGAGCATCATTTCCGCATCGGTCATGATCCAGATGGCAAGGGGCCAGCGAAACCGAATTGGTCGGCTAGCAATCCGAATGTTCGGAGTGACGCTGCGAATATGCGGAGCAAGGTTCGGTAGTTTGTTTGTTTGTTTTTTAGAAGAAAGAGATTTATCATGCAGTTTACATTTGATGCGAATTCTAGCGGATCAACCGACGACAGGCTGAAAGCTGGATCCTATGTTCTGGTTTGCAAGCAGGCCGAACTAAAGCAGACTCGCGCAGGCGACGGATCCTACGTCAATGCTTGTTTCGAGGTCGCTGATGGGCCTTGCAAGGGAAAACGGATTTACAACCGTTTCACCTATCAAAACAAGTCCGAAAAAGCACAGGAGATCGGCCACAAGCAACTTAGCCAATACTGCTTGGCGATCGGCAAGGAAAAGATCAGCGATATCGTGCAACTCGAAGGAGTGCCGTTTAGCGGGACGATTTCTGAGCGATCCGAGACTTACAACGGAGAAACAAGAAAGTTTTTCGAGGTCGTCAAGTTTGAGGCTTGCGATCAGGAAACTAAAACTAGAATCGAAACGGAGTTACGAGCGGCGATCGCTTCGGCGGCAAACGACGACAATATTCCGTTTTGATTTTATGATCTTGACTTGAGATTTCTATTTGTTTCAATGGGCTTGCCTTCGTGATGGTCGGCAAGCCAAAAACAAAACAACCCATAGACCTCGCCGGTCTCTTTCTGCGCTTGCGCCAGACCATCACACCGGCGGGGTCTTTTGTTTTTGGAAAGGAGTAGTGATGGCACTTTACGATTATCAGCGGAGGGCAGTCGATCAGACCTGGGCCTATATCCGGCAGTATCAAGGCAATCCATGTATCGTGATTCCAACTGGCGGCGGGAAGACTCACGTTATAGCTCAGATGATTTCTGATTGCCTCGGATGGAAAAAGCAGATCATTGTTGCGACTCACACAATTGGACTGCTAAGACAACTTGAATCCAATCTTGAAGCATACGGGATTGCAAGCAGTCAAGTAGGATACTTTTCTGACTCTGCGAAAAGCTTCGAGACAGATCGCCCAGTGATTCTTGCGACGATCCAAAGCATTCACAACAAAGGAGAAATCTTCGGTCGTCGGGATGTTCTTTTTGTTGACGAATGCCATAGAGTAAACCCAACGGATCCAGACACAAACTATGGCAGGCTGATTCAGTCTTATCCTAATGCAAAGATCATCGGGCTTACGGCCACACCATACCGAATGAAGGGCGGTTTGATTTGCGATGAGGGGTCAGTCTTTAGCAAGATTTCTTGCGAGGTGACGATCAGCGAATTGCTTACGAGCGATCCTCCGAGGCTTTGCCGACTGCGTAGCAAATGGCTCGATGGCATCGACACAAGCAAGCTAACGATTTCATCAACGGGTGATTTTGTTCAGCACGAAGAACAGGAAGCTTTCTTGGCTAAGGTGCAGGAGGTTTGCGAGGATATGCGCAAGCTCTGCGAAGGAAGGAAAAGCATCATTGTATTTTGTAGCGGCATCGAGCACTGCGAAGCGGTCAAGGATTTCTTGCGGAATACTTACGGCGAAGAATGCGAAGTGATTATCGGATCAACTCCAGATGTTCAAAGAGAATGGGTCTACGATACGTTTCGAGGGTTTGGGGTTAGGTGGCTAATCAATTGCAACGTGCTTACCGAAGGGTTTGATGCAAGAAATATCGATGCTGTTGTCTTACAGCGTGCGACGGTTTCTCCTGGGCTTTACTATCAGATGGCAGGGCGTGGCCTGAGGCTTCACGAATCGAAGAATGATTGCTTGGTTCTGGACTACGGCGAAAACATCGCAAGGCATGGGCCGATTGACAAGATCGATCCTGGTAAGCGAAAGCGGCAAGGATCCAAAAAGGACGCTCCGGTTAAGGCTTGTCCGCAATGCTTTGAGGCTGTTGCGGTGTCGGTCAGGGAATGTCCGTCATGCGGTCACGAATGGGAGATCGACGAGACTCCGAAGATCAAAAACAAGGCAAGCAACGAATCGATTCTAAGCGATGAGCAGGAAAAGCCAGCGAAGGATTACAAGGTCTTTGCTAGAGCAGAAGTTAAATTGCATCAGCGAAAAGCAGACGGTAAACAGATCGTCAAGGTTTCGTACTACACGCTCAACCCGTTCGATCAGGAAGAGTGGTTCGCCGACGAGTACAAAGACTTCGAGAATCCAAACACCCGCGAATGGGTGGGGTTTTGGTGGGCCAAGTGGAAAGCATCGAGGTTTGCTCCAGAGACGAACGAACTTGCTGTAATAGCTTTAAGCGATTGGATCGAGCGAGATGGTAAAGATCGGCTTCCTTACGCAATGTACAAGCATGTCAAACCAGGCAAAAACCAAGACTTCCCAGAGGTAAGGTTTTCTTTCAACAAGAAATTCAAGCGACCAGACCAGGAGCCGAAAAACTATGTTTGACATCAAGCAATATCCGCAATGGGTCAACTGGACGCTCAATGGATCAAAAAAGTTTTTCAGCACAGTCGATGGCTTTCCAGCGGCTAGCAACGATCCCAAGACATGGGCTACTTTTGAAGCGGTGACGCAAGTAGGAAAGCCATGCTTTGTGCTGTCCGAATCGGATCCTTTCTTTGGAATCGATCTTGATAATTGCATCGAGGATGGCAGGCTGTCCGACATCGCGTCGCAGATTGTAAGCCCATTTATGGGCCGAGCGTTAATCGAGATCAGTCAAAGCGGAACTGGAATCCATATTACGGCCGTAGGGAAAAAATCGGTTGATCGGGCAAACTGGACAGTTGACGGCCAACGGGTCGAGATTTACGACAAAGCTAGGTTTTGGATCGTCACGTTCAAACCGCTTTTCCCAGGTGATGCTCAGGATCTTTTGGATTGCCAAAGCCAACTTGATTCGATTACTACTTGGCTCGAAGGCCAGCAAACACGCAAGAAAGTTGAAAAACCAGCGTTGGCTCCGATGGTTGGACATTACTCAGGCGACGACCTCCAAGAGCGTGCAAGGGTCTATCTTGCGAAGATACAGCGGGTTTCACCGGGAAGCAGGAATACGAAGGTCTACACTACGGCTGGGCATCTCTATTCGCTTCGATCCGCAACCGGTGGCAGGCTGTCGGTCGAGGAGGTCAAGGCGTTGATCCTGCAATGGTGGGGAGCGACTGAACCGGATTTCGACCAGGCTGAAATTCTTCGGGCAGTTGAAAGCGCGGCAACGACCGGAACACCCAGGGATGAAAAGTATCCTGATCCGGCATACAAGCCAGCGACCTCGGCGGAAGTCTTGGCGGCGGTGCAGATCGACCTGAGCGGTGAGATCGACCAGGAGGAGCAAGTTGAATCGATGATTCCAGCATCGGGCCTGATGCGGGATGTTTACGACTACTATTACAAGATTGCGATCAGCCCTAGCCCGATCATCGGTCTTGCTACGGCTGTTTCGCTGATGGAAACGGTTCTCGGCCAAAAGATCCAAAGTCACACCGGGCTTAGAACGAATGACCTAAACGTGATCCTTGGGCCGACAGGGTGCGGCAAAGAGGCTTGCGAAAAGACGATCAGCAAGATTTTCGACGCTTGCGAATTGTCTCAAATGGTCATGCCAGCGGGAGTGCAATCGGGTAATGGACTGCTTGGCTACATGAGCGAAAATCCGGTTTGCTGTTGGGTCAAGGATGAATTTGGAGTCTACCTCGAAAACGTCTTTGGCAAGCGAAAGCAACCAATGGAGGCTCAGGTCGGTCGATTGCTGCTTGAACTTTACAACAAGGCAGATGGTAGATACAGCGGCAACGCTCACGCAAGCGGGGTCAAGAATGCGATCGAGCAACCCCATATGGTTCTACTTGGTCTTTCAACTCAAGGGACGATTTTTGATTCTCTTAGCTTCAAAGACGTTGAAAACGGCTTGATGAACCGCATCGCTTTTTGGATTGTGACGGAACGGCCAGAACTAAACGACATTCCAGAGCTTGTCAGCGTGCCAGATAAGATCGTTCAAACGGTCAAGGCGTGGCGATCCGGGCCAATGTTTGAGGTCCCAGGATCCAAGCCAGATCCTTTTGTTTTGAGGATGGATCCTGAGGCTTTGCAACGATGGGACGATCATCGAAAGGCGATCCACAACCGATCGATGATTGAAGACGATGGACGCTCTAGCATGTGGTCAAGAACGGCGGCAAGGTCTATGAAGTACGCGATTTTGTCGAAGTGCTCAAAAGAGCAACCAGGGATCTTTTCCGACTTCAACGATCAGCACCATACAGCGATCGGCATCGACGATATCAATTGGGCGATTAGGCTTTCAAATTGGCTCACTAGGCAGGCTTGCGGATTGATCGAGTCCAATACCATCAATCCGCACAAGGGACGCGCAGAGATGGCCATTATGGACTTTGTGACGAAAGCTGGCGATTGGGTCAACCTCCGAGCGATCCAGCACAAGCGATCGATCAGCAAGGGCGATTTAGTCAGCGCGGCAAACCGATTGCAAGCAGAGGGCAAGATACTGATTGAGTCTCGACCTTACGGCAAGCGGGAACAGATCAAGGTTCGCAAAGCGGATCAGGTCTAAAGTTGTCGGAGAAAGTTGTCGGTAAAGTTGTCGGTAAACAGATAACATTTTTGTAATGTAAGGTTATCAAATGCAAGCCAATGCAGGATTAGAAAAACTTTCCGACAACTTCCGACAAGTTACCGACAACTTTCCGACAACCAAAAAACGGATAAAACCCAATAAATTCATTAAGAATATATATATATATATAGAAGTTGTCGGTAGTTTTCTGCTAGTTAGTACCCCTGTTAATCCTCCCCCTCTAATAGGTGGTTTTGGCAATCATTGGATCCTAGTTACTCTCTCCCCCTATATCCCGACAACTTTTTACGACAACTTTCACCGACAACCGGAGCAAAGATGAAAGACTTACAACACCGCATCGAACGTCTCGAAGCCCAGCTAGGCGAAGCATTGGAAGAACTGACGGCAACGAGGGCACTGGTACGCGACCTTCGGCGGGAGTCTGAATCACTCGGAAAGCGATTGGACGTTGCACAAGAAAAGGCGGCTTGGTATCGTTCCAAGTTGCTTGGGTTCGTAAGTAGAGAATGGATCAAACAGGAGAAAGCGAAAGATGGAAAGTGATAAAGAAGCGATCAAACAAGCAATCCGCGAAGTGTTGCTTAGCGATGAGTTTCTAGCGGCATTCGCGGCGGCGTGGCAGAACACACCGCTGATTCACAGTTCCGAAATGAAATTGGTCGCAGGCGACTACACAGGGGAAAGCTTTGCTGAAACTGCGATGAAGAACTACAAGTCACCTGAGATCGTCACATCAACAATGGAAAACGGAGAATCGAAATAATGAGCGACGCAGTAAACAAACCAGCACATTACAACCAAGGATCGATCGAGTGCATCGAAGCGATGAAGATCGTTTTAACTCCCGAAGAATTTCGAGGATACCTCAAGGGAAACGTCTTTAAGTACCTTTGGCGTGAAAAAGACAAAAACGGCATCGAGGATCTTAAAAAGGCCAAGTGGTATCTTGATCGGCTTATCGATTCGTTTGATGAGTCAATAGCCGAAGCGAATGAAACTCCGATTGAACCCACCAGGACATCCAAGAGGCAACCTCCAGCCGGCTATCGATTGCTCGGGCCGGCAAAGGATGAGCCGAGGATCGAAGGCGATAGCTATTGGTCGCTCGCGATTGAGGAATGGATCGTTCTTCCAAGTTACAAAGTTGAGTACGCCAACCGCGACAATTGGGCGGCTTGTCGGAGAGTTGAACCAGTTGTCAAGCAATCCTTGACACCTAAACCTTCCGATGGTTTGCGATTCAGGGATTGGCCTAGTGATTCGCAAGAGTTTTCGACACCTGAGCCGCCCGGTGGTTGGCGATGGCTTGAAGTTGGCGAAGCGATTCGCGATGGGGATGTTCCGTTTGAGAACGGGGAAGTGTACGAACTTGAGCCGGTTAAGATTGGAATGACATTGCAACCACACTGGAAGCCGATTATCCGTCGCAACCGCTTCGAGGTTGGCGAGAAGGTGGTGCACGTTCCATCGAAAGTGATCTTGCAAGTTGTTGACGTTGCCGACCGCGTAAGAGTCGTTGATGTTTGCGGCTCTGTATCGTACTATCTGCCCGAAGTGCTAGCCCCCTACATCGAGGACGCAAAGTGAGCCGAGGTAAACCATGTCAAACCCAAAAATAAACGCCGAAAGCGTTTGCGAGCAGGCTCGAACCGCAATTCGATACCACTTGACCCAAACAAACGAAAACTGCACACTAAACCAAGATGAATCTGGCAGGTACTTTGTCTATCGGTTTTCCAAGTGGGCCGCCTGGGAATGGAAACACGAAACATATAGCGTCCGCAAGGAAATGATCGAAGATGGCATCATATCGGAGCAGCGATTGAAGGCGGCACTTTGGGACACGCTTGGAAGGCTTAGGGGGATGGCATGAGTGAGCCTATACCAGCAGAGTTCGTCGGAGGGCCAATGGACGGGCAGCAGCGTTGGTTGCTGCCCGATCAAAACTCTGTAGAGGTTCTGGATTGCAAGCAATCCGCTCTGGCTGAATTATGTTTGGGCCGAGTACGAATCGTGACGCGCAACTATCAGCGACGGCAGGTCAACGGCATTTTTGTAAGGTTAGCAAACGGGTTTTACCCATATGACATCGAGGAAACAAAGTGAGCCGACCTAGAATTAAGATAGCCCTACCGTTTCCGCTTGCGACGCACAGTCACAACAAGGGCCACTGGAGGGCCAAGGCGGGGCCCATCAAGGCAATGCGGGAGCATGCTTGCCTATTAGGTCGGCAAGCAGTTGCGGAGCATGGCAAGATCGTTGGGCCGTTTGAGATGAGTTACACCATACACGTTCCAGACATGCGACGAAGGGACACTGTGAACATGCTCCAGCAATGCAAACCGTATCTTGATGGCATCGTCGATTCAGATTTAATCGAAGGCGATCATTGGGCAGTTTGCCAGTTGAACGAGGTTAATGTTTTTCACGACAAGGGAATCAGCCAGGTCGTCTTGGAGTTCTGGAATTGAAGCCAAAATACAACCCACGACTTGCCCGACCGACCAACTGCGGGATCCAGTACGATCACATCGCAACGCCAGCGGATGCGCCAACTTCGGCGGAACCAGGCTCGATGGATAAAATCAACGTGATTATCGACCGACTTTCCAAGGGTCAAGAACTTCATCACCCCGATGACAACCAACAAACATGCTCATACGAGGAACAGTTAGGAGCTAAGCAGACTTGTGCAATCCTGGTTCCTAGTTCGAGGAAAAAACGAAAGGTGTGATCTTGACTAGGTTTGAACCTTCGTTCCAAAATAGGGGCGGAGGGTTAAACCATGAAACTTGATGGACTTTTGAAAAGCAAGCGGTTTTGGGCGGCGGCGGCTGTTGTCGCGGTCATCGTGCTGAAAGACAAAACACCGTTATCGGACGATCAAATCCAATTGATGGTCTGGACTGTCGGATCTTGGATCGTCGGAGAATCGGTTCGGCCAGTCGATCCGCCGAAGGCTGGTGCGTAATGGCAAGGCTTCGATTCCGTGACAGGCTGGTTGCTCGCGCGGTTGGTCGCGATGTTTGGATTGCCAAGCAGACCGACAGCGAAGTTGCCTTAAAAATCTCTGAGGCGATCGACGCATACGATCAGGCGGCGGCTATCAGCAACCGCAAAGAGCGACGCGAAGCTATCCGCCAAGTGTGCCAACGGACTGAGCCACTGTTTCGTGGGTCGGATATCAATTACGGCATCGATCCAGCTACGGTTTGGCTGTTGATTCAGATCGCTATTTTGCTTTGGAAATGGTGGCAATCCAGGCAGGAAGCAAACCCGTCTGTAGAACCAGATCCGCTAGATCCCTCGATGGGGCTCATCGGCGACGACGAAGACGATTGAAACATGCCTTGCCAACCCGACTACAACCGAGTGCCCTTAGCGTCGGCAGTTGGCAGGGCTGAAATGGAGTGACGATGGACGAGAAAAAAGAAAACTGGTTGCCGTGGATTATCGCGGCTGGTGCGGTGTTTCTAATGCTACGCAACCAGCAACCAGGGCAAGACACCTCCAAGCCAGCGGTCGCGGAGGTAGTTCGTTCGACGTTGCCGACAATCCGCGAAGCCTACCGGTCGGCGTTCTTGGAGGCGGCTAAACGCATCGAGGATGGATCGATTCGCGATCAAGAGCAGTGGACTCGATTCATAGCCGACAAC